TATTCTGGCGTTTTAAATTCAGGGGGAAATTTTGGTTGCATTCCATTTGTTAGTTCTCCAAGTAGTTCACAAGCACCCCAAGATGCTACAATAATAAATTTAACAACAAGTTCATTTTCTACATTTACAAATGTAGAATACCCTGAACAAGCAATTACAAGTGTTAGAAATTACTATTCAAATAATACTGAAAATACATTATTTACAAACAATGTATTAGGTGCAACTATTATGTTATCCTTTTTAAGAAAGGGTAATAGTGGTGGTTTTTGTTGGTATTTATTTAATGGTAGTTTGTCAGGAACAAGATATTATGATACTTCTAAAACAAATTCATCAACATCTATTCAATGTTTTGATTTGCCATTAATTGCACAACACAATGGTCAAAATATTTATAGTTTTTTTGATAGAACTGCGTTTGCATGGATTTATACAACAAATGGAACTTCATATTCATCAGTTGTAGGCGTATCTATGTCTACATATTCTCATGTTACATCACAACAATATAATTTAGGTTCGGGAAATTGTTTAGATTGTTACCAAATGAGTTCTTTTGGAACAACATGGTATTATAGTACAAATGGTGGGCAAAGTTATACAAGTTACACTTTACCTTTTGCAGCCCCTACATTTTCAGGTGCGGCTACTTATCATTGTCTTGATTATAATGGTAACACCGGTAGTCCTCGTTGGGCATATTGTGGTGGTAATGGTACTTTATATTATTCTTCAAATTTAAGTACCGGTTTTACTGCATCAGCAACAACGGGTGTTGGTGGTAGAAGTATTTTTTATGTAAACGGATACTTTTTTGCTTTACCTTATTCAGCATCATCTACCGCAATTTATTATAGTACTGATGCTATTACTTGGAGTACATTAACATTACCTAATGGTGTTTATACATATGTTACTTATAGTGCGGCTTCATCACAATATTTTTTTATAGGTAGTAGTAGTACAAATACTGCATATTGTAGTAGTACTTTTACCGGTGCAACAAATATTCCTTCTACTACCGGTTCTACTAATACTTTTAACACGCCTTATGCTTATGCAATTGGAATTTGGAAAAATGGTGACCAATTTGCATTTGTAGATGGTGCTGGCAGTATTAGATATTATACGGGAACGGGAACAACTTTATCTACAATTACTTCTACTGCGGCAGCAAGAACAACCGGAAGTCCTGCACAAGCAGTTCCAAATGCCGTACAATTTTTATATCAAAAAATGAATTAATGAAAAATATACAACCTAAACAAGTTTATTCTAATGGATTAGAATTAATTGCAACGCAATTTAATTTACAAAGTACATTTGACAATTTATTAGATTATGCAAATTTTTATTGGCAATTACTTGATGAAAATAGTCAAATACTTTTAACCGGAGAATTAAAAATGACTAACCCCGATTATGATTTATGGAATGGGGATAGTAACATTAATAATTCTGCATATCAATGGGCGGCATCATTATTAAACCTTACCTTAGTTTAATTTAATTTTAAAATAAAAATCTATGACAAACGAACAAGCACTTAGCGTAATTAAACAAATTTTAGATGCAGCCGCAAAAGGCGGTTTATTTGAAAATATGGACGCTACATTTTTAGCGGCAAATTCATATAATCATATACAAATGCAACTAACAAAACAAGATAAACCCGAAGATAATGCAATTACAATTGATAATTAGTGTATTTACTTTTGTAGCGGTGGCAAGTGGTTTTTATTTTACCACAAAAAGCCGTTTAGATAAAATTGAAAAAGATTTGATGCGACACAATAATTCAAATTCTGAAATATTGGATAGATTGGCACGAATTGAAACTAAATTAGATTTTTTTACTAAAAAATAATTGTATGTTTAAAAATTGGAAAACAAGCCTATTTGGTTTAGGCACATTTATTACCGGTGTAGCAACGATCATTAAAGGGGATATTCCCGGCGGTGTAACGGCAATTTTAACCGGTTTAGGTTTAGTAGCCGCAAAAGATAGTGATATTAATTTAAACGGGCGTAAATAATGACAACCACAACAAAAATTATAGTTGTGGCTGCAATTGTTTTATTACTTACAACGGCAACCGCTATGGGAGTTTCTGCAAAGGGTTTAAACTTTATTAAAGATTTTGAAGGCGAAAAATTAAAAGCATATCGCGACACTGGAAATATTTGGACAATTGGTTTTGGTTCTACCTATAATCACGATACAAAACGTAAGGTTCAGGAAGGCGATATTATAGACAAAGAAACGGCGCTCCGTTGGTTAAGGTTAGATGCCGGAAAATTTGCAACTGGCGTTAAAAAGCTCGTTAAAATACCCATTAATCAAAATCAATTGGATAGTTTAACTTCTTTTGCCTATAATTTAGGGTTAGGAGCGTTACAAACATCAACTTTATTAAGAAAATTGAACGCCGGAAGTCCTAAAAGTGAAGTAGCGGCTGAGTTCTTAAAATGGAATAAAGGGCGTAATTCAGCCGGAGTATTGGTAGTAATACCGGGTCTAACAAGACGCCGTGAGGCTGAAAAAGAACTATTTTTGTTATAGATAGGGTTAAATACAAGTAAGGAAGATTACCCCCGAAATGTCTATTTTGGGGGTTTTTTATGCCTTTATAAATAAAATATTTGGCGGTTTCAATTATTTATGTATAATTTTAGGTCATAAAACAAAAAACCCTATTTATGACCTTTAACACCGACACCAAAATTTTGGGTCAAATTGCCGCTACGCAATCCAAAATACAACGATTAGAAACTTTACGTTCACTCGCCCCCTACGAACAATGCAATTTTTTCTTTTATGGCTCCGGCGGTAAGTTTTTATCTATTAATGAAAACGATACCCCGTTTGATTTGGCAATTGAAATGAGAATTTTAATTGATGCCTCTATTGAGCATTATGAAAATGAAATTAAGTCGTTGTCTAATTCGTTTCAATGAAAACTATATTTATTAAAATTATAGCGGTTACTTATCTCTTTGTGGTAAGTATCCCGCTAACCTTATTAGTATATTTATTATGCTATGTATTAACAATTATCTCACATTTTAAAAACAAAAAAAAATGACAAATGAGTATTTAAAAAACCTTGCAGACGGCTTTGGCTCAATGCACCCAGTAACTAACAAAAAAAATGAAAAACAACCCGACTATAATGGGTGGGTTAAATTAGACGGGCAATTTTATGAAGTTGCCGGTTGGGTAAAATTTGGCAAGACAAACAATAAATTTTTATCTCTTAGTATTAAACAAAAAAACCCTAACGAAAATGAAACCGACAAAACAATCTAAAACCCCTAAAAATTGCTTTTTACTTAATATCTGCACCACTGATGATGAAATTGTTAGAGTTGTAGAAATTGAGCCGCATGAAGTTGATTTAATGAAGGAATTAATTACTGACGTTTACAAAAACCAATCCGGCGGTGTTACTATCCGTTTAGTTTTAAAATCAAAATATATAAGAGATGAAATATCAAACTAACGCTCCCGCTTACCCTTGTATGCCAATAAAAGATGAATTTGGACGTATTATTGCAGCCATACCCGGCTTTACAAAATATGAACAAGTGCTTTTATCAATACTTTGCGCAAAAGAAAGTCAAAACAATAAAAGCAATATTGGAGTTTCTACACTTTTAAAAGAGTGCGAAATTTTAACAAACGAATATTTTAAAACCCTTGAAAATTTACAAAATGCAAAAGAAGATAAACCGGGCGTTATTCAAATGTAACCCTGAAATACAGGCTTTAATAGTGTTTATAATTGCACTATTTTTATTTGGTGTCATACAAAGGTATTAATGGAAAACAAGACAAAAATAACCCTATCCGAAAAATTAATTCAAAGACAATACAACCCGGACTTTATACCCCCAAAAGACCAAGTTGTTTTTACAATTAGTGAATTACCGATAGGGGTTATACAAAACTTTATAATACTTAGCGGTGTAGCAAAAGCGGGGAAATCTACTTTCCTCGCTGCCGCTATATCTTCTGCTTTTATGCCGGGCGATGTTTTTGGTATGAAATTTAGATTTCCGGAAGGTAGGCGCAAAATCGCCTATTTTGATACGGAGCAAAGCGAATACGATTTTTTTAGACAAGTTAATAAGGTTAAAAACTTTGCGCACATTAACGGACTTCCGGAATGGGCGCATTTTTATTCAGTACGGGAAGATAGTCCAAGCGAAATAAAGGCATTAATTGAAACTTATTTAGAAAACAATCCGGAATGTCCGGTGGTTATTATAGACGGAATTTTAGACCTTTGTTTAGATTATAATTCAGAAGTTGAAAGCCGCCAATTAATTAATTGGTTTAAGAAACTTACAAAGGTTTATAACTGCCTATTTATTGGCGTTTTGCATCAGGGTAAAGGGTTGGGAAATCAAACGTTAGGGCATTTGGGGTCAAATTGCGATAGGTGGGCAAGTTCAACCTTAGAAGTAATAAAAGACAAAGACAAAAAAACTTTTACTTTACAACCAAGATTTTTAAGAACTTCAGAAGATTTTGAGCCGGTTGTATTAATGAATTATGACAACCAATGGCGCCAAGTTGATAATGTTAAAATGCCTGAAAATGACGTCAATAAGTACAACTCAACAGATCTCAGCGAAATGACCCATAAAAAGATGATTTTGCAAGTGCTGGCAATACATAAACCCTATAAAGATTTAATTGCCGATATTCAGGAACTAACTGCTAAAGGAACGAGTTACGCAAAAAAAATATGTAAAATTTGGATAGAAAAAAACCTTATTGTAAAAAATACAAAAAACTTATATGAAAAGAGATTTTAAAAAGTTTTTAGTTGAAATGCTAAAAACCGGACTTATTAAAATGGTTAAAGTGAATAACCAAATTAAATTTAAATACAACGAAACGATTTTAAATAAAAATGATATAGAGTTCTTAATGTTAGCCTATAAAAAAACCGGTCTTAAAAAAGACCGGCTTAGACAAAAACAAGATAACCCTATTACCTCGTTTCATTCACTTACAAAACAAAAATAATGATAAACTTTTATACTACAATTGTTTTTTTTGAGGCTGAATTAAATATTCCCCCGCGCAAATACCGGCATATTACTAATTTGGACAATTTTGCCCTATTTTGCCGCAAAGCCGGTGCGAAGTACATAAATGTATATGAAAAGAAAACAAGGCTATTTTACTGCCGTATTTGGCTAAATAACGCTATTTAACACCCCCCGCAATCCCCCCAAACAAGAAACCGGTATAAAACCCGGTTTTTTTGTGCCTATATATGTAGTAAAATGAAGGTTTTTAATAAAGGTGTAAGCGAATGAAAGTAAACCGGTATAAGTGGGTTAAAAAGAGTGGTTTAAATTTTATCTTCGCGCCTACAAGCGCGAAGATATAAATTTTTAGACTAAAAGTCTAACCAACGCACACATTTTTTAAAAATAATTTGTTTTTTAACAAAAAAGCCTAAATTTGTAAGATGACAGCTACAAAATGGATAGGTTTGTTTTTGGGAGCGGGTGTGGTTTATTGGATATTCAATAAATCAAGATTTGCTTATAATCTATCGTATTTGCCTACAAGTTTAAAAGTCGGCGGGTCATTTTTTAAACCTGAAATCACAATGGGTGTAAAAATTAACAACCCGTCAAATGTTAATACAACATTTTCGAATTTAAAATCGGAATTGTTTTTAGAAAACGGACAAAAAGTGGCTAATGTGTTTTACAACGAAAAAATTAATATTCCGGCAAATAGTTCGGTTGAAATTATGCTTAATGCAAATACAACATTTGTTAATTTGGCTAATTCCGTAACGAATTTAATATCTACAAAAAATGCAAACTTTACAATTAAAGGGATTGCCAGTGTAGATAGTATCCCTTTGCCATTCATTATTAATTATAAGTTCTTTGCCTAGTAAAAATTTTATATTACAAAAATTAAGTCCGTTTCAAAACTATAAAAAAGTTTTAGTAAGCGACCAATCAACAAAAGACATTGTTAATGGTATTGTTGATACACTTAATAAATATCACGATGAGTATAATAAAATTAGTAAATATTTTTTAGGTCAGGACGTAAGAGATACCGGTAAAAATATTTGGGAGTTTTTAAAAAACAATGTCCCATACTATATTGAAAGCGGAAACCAACAGACCTTACGTTCTCCATCGGCAATATTATCAATGCCAATTGGAGCCGATTGTAAAAGTTTTAGTTTATTCACGGCGGGTATTTTTGAAAGTTTGAACTTTTTAGGACATTTAAACGTTCCAATGGCTTTTAGGTTTGCGAGTTATAAAAATAATTCAAAAGAGCCGGGACACGTGTTTGTTGTATTATATCCGGGAACTAATAAAGAAATTTGGATAGACCCGGTTTTAGATAGATTTGACGATAGGTCTAAAATACCTACTTATTATAAAGATAAAAAAATAAAAATGAGTTTAGTACAAGTGTCAGGTGTTGGATACACCGCCGAACAAAGAATGGCAGAAATGGTAGCTTACCGAAATAAATTAGTAAGTGATCGTGATACACTATTAAATCAAGGTTTAATTAAGCCGGGCGGTTCTAAGGAATTAGAATATAAAGTAGCTATAAATAAGGTAACCCGTCAAATTCAAGGTATGCCGTCAATAAATGGTTTTTTAGATAATTTGTTTGGTGGTGGTAATGATGAAAATGGTGATAATGATTATGAAAATGGTGATAATGATAATTCTCAAAATAACGATAATAAAGGTGGTAATATTAATTTATTAAACACTGGCGTTCAATTATTAAACTCTTTGTTATCGGCTCAGGGTGTTGCTCCCGATTTTTTTAGCAATTTTCCATTTTTAACAAGATTTGATAATAGCACTTTTAAATGGAAGTCAAGAATGCCATTATTACAAAAAATGTCCCCCGACCAACGAGTAAGCTATTACATTCAAAAAATGCAAGAAGGAGCGACATTCGAAGATGCCCCTCAACAATATTTTGAACTATTTGGCAGAATGTCAGGTACAAAATCGGGAAGTAGTGATGTAGGTCAAGTTAGTAGAGATGTTGCGCAACTTTTTAATGATACTTTAAATCAACAATATTTTAAAGGTAAAAGTGTTTTTTACGTTGGTAATAGTCCAAGAAATAGAAGTGATTATTCAATTAATACTTTAATTTCTAAGGCGCCATTATTACAAGGTAGAGGACAAAGTTCAACAACACAAAGAGGTGGAATGAATATAGCCTTAACACTGGGTTTAGTAGCCGGAGCGTTTTTATTAGTTAAACAATTTGCAAAAAAGTAATTTATGACCGCAGCACAAAAAATAGCAAAAGAAAAATTTAAAAAAGCAATTGCCATTCGTTCAAAAACGGGCGTAAGTTTAAAAGAGGCTTTTGCACAAGTTTATGGTAAAAAGAAGGCTTTAATAAAAAAAGCTGCTACTAATGTTAAAAAATTAGTAGATAAAGCAAAAAAAGCATATAGAGAAGGATACAATGAAGCTGCTTTAAAAAGCAATCCATTAATGGTAAAAAAAAGTAAAGTAGGCGTTGTTAAGAAAAAAGCTGCAAAAAAAGTTGTAAAAAAAGCCGCTCCTAAAAAAGCTGCAAAAAAAGTAGTTCAAAAAAATAAACCAAGATATTCAGCAACTAAACATACAAATTTTGCAACTATACCACAACATAGACGTAGGGTAAATGGTGTTAAAACACATAAAGACACTAAAAGCCACAATGTTAATATTAGGGTTGTTAGTGGAATAGATAAAACAAAAAGATTGCAAAATCAAGAAGTAATTAAAAAGTATAATGACACAAAAAACGAAATTTCAAAACAAGAACAATATCTAATTAATTGGAATTTTGCTTTAAAATCAAATAAAGGTTTTCCAGCTAATATAAAAATTATAAAAGTAAGAATATCAGAAATTAAAAAATTAATTTCTGAATTAAAAACACACGCAACTCAATTAAAAAAACTTATTTAAATTTTTCTAACAATAATTAAAAACAAAAAAAATGCGTAGAAAATCGTACAAGAAAAAAAGTGCACCACGCCGCAGACGTAAAATGTCGGGCATTGGCGCCGTAGGTTCAACCGCTATGAGCGTTGCCTATACAATTGCGGGTGGTGTAGCCGCCCAATTAGTTACAAAGTATGTGCCATTAGGTAACGAAAAAGTTAAAGCCGCTATTCCGGTTGCTTTAGGTTTATTCCTTCCAAGATTTGTTAAAGGCGCTGCCGGTCAGGGTCTTGCAAATGGTATGGTTGCCGTTGGTGGTATCAAACTTATCCAATCTTTTGGAGTATTAAACGGAATTGGTGCAGTATCGCCTAATAGCGATTTTCAAACACCAATGATCGCTGCTGCTTACAATAGAGAGGGTTTAGTAGATACAAGTTATATGACACCTTCTATTGCCGGTTTAGACGAGGAAGGTTGCTAATTAATTTCATTCATTTACACCTTTATTTAATAAAAAATTAAAATTATAAGAAATGGCAACAGCTATGGGAACGAGAATGCAATTTGAAAATGCAAAAACTCTTGTACGTTCTTTGGGTTATAGTGTAGACCACGCAAAAATTACACAATCTTATTTAAGAAGTGAAGTAGCTTTATCTACTGCAAGTGCTAATTATCACATTCCGGTTTTGGTAAATGATACCCAAAATGGAGCTGTGAGAGTAAATGAACGCCGTTTAAACCTACAAGACATTTTTGTAGCTTCAGAATGGGCAGTGTTTTTTGGTATTGGCAACGCTACCAATACAAAAGCAAAACTTTATTCTTATCCGAATGTTACCGATTTTACTGGTACTTCTGATGATGATTTATGGAGTTTGTATAATGGTTATCTAAATCTTGCAATCAATAACGATTTGATTGTTCCATATTTTGATGTGTTTAAAAGTTATTTTGTGCCTCAAACACAAGAAACCGCAACACTTGTAGACCAATTAGACGCAAGTCAAAATGGTTTCAGTCCAATTGAACCGGGTATTGTTATGAATGGTGCTGCAAATATCAATTTCCAATTGACTTGCGGTGGCGCTCCGGCTACAATTACTGCTGACTCATTTATTTGCGTAATTCAGAGAGGAATACTTTTACAAAATGTAACTACGGTTAAGTAATACATTTTAAAATATAGTTTGGCTAACTTTAAAGGCTGCGAAGTGCGGGTCGCTATTGCCCGCACCTATTTTATTATTTATAAATAAATTGTATGAGAATAAAACGTTTTCAAGGAATTGAAGTCCCGGTATTAACGGGTTCAACCCTTACAAAATTCTTTTTTCCCGACCAACCTCAATTGAGGTCGGCGCATATAGAGGCGATACAATTTTACAATATTCACGCAACTCCATTTAGTATTTTAAGTGGTTTGCCAAGTGTAACAGATGCAGACGCGAGTAAATCATATTTAACGCTTTATCAAGGCGATTTACAATTGATTTATCAACTTCCGATTGTTGCAATTAGTAATATTGTAAAAAGTACGGGAGCGTATGTTTTTGAACTACCGGGAATGAATGACCAGGATATTAGTTGGACTAAATCTTACGTTAGTTTACCTACTGCATTGGCAACAACCGGTGTAGCTTATTCGTTTGGTATTTATTATTATATGTAAAATCTTATTTGTTATGGCAGCTTTTAGACCCGAAATATTCACAATTGACGAAGTATTAAATTTTTACGATAGTGCAGACGGCAACGACTATAAAATCTTTGCCGGTGTCAATCCAACCGCTCAATATCTGCGATATAATTTCAGCGGAGAAAAAGAGATAGGACGTCAGGAATTACAAATGGCTTTAACTCAACTCCGTAACAATGTAGAGAATTACAATCCATATCTAATACAAGTTATTAGCGAGGAAAAAATTAGTAAGGGTAGGAAAAAAGAGCCTATCCTTACTTCTATATCGTTTCAATTAAATAGACCCCAATCATTTATGCCAATGCAACAAATGGGTGGCGTTGGAAGTCCTAGAACTGAAATGTTATTAGAAAAATTAGTAGAGCAAAACTCTTTAATGCAATCAAGATTGGCAGCGCTTGAAAGTATGGAAGATATGGAAGATGATGTAGTAGAACAAAGTCCAATAAATGCTATGTTAAGCAATCCACAATTGCAACAAAGCATAATAACGGGAATTATGGGTCTTGTATCGGGTATGTTTAATAAAACAGGAGTACCTACCGGAATAGCCGGAATAGAGGAAGATAGCGAGGCTATTTCAATATTAAATAGTTTAATGAGTAAGGGTGTAACAATTGACCATTTGCGAAAATTAAACGAAATGAATAGTATTAAACTAAGTTCACTTTTAATGATGTTATAAAATGGCTGAAAGTAATTTTTTAAAAGACAATCAAAATTTAATTATTGGAGCCGTTGCGCTTTATTTTGGCTATACCAAAATATTAAAGCCTTTATCTGAAACTTTTGGTTTATCTAAAAGCGAAGATGAGAAAAATGTAAATACTGAAACAAATAAATTAGATAGTCCATTTAACCCTAATTTTTGGAAAACAATACCAAACGCAACAATTATAAAAACTGATGCGGTTAATAAATTTGCAGAAACAATTTGGAATAGTGTAGGGTGGTTTAATGATGATTTTGACGCCGTTTTAGGTGTATTTAAATCCTTAAAGACAAAAACTCAGGTATCTTATTTGGTTTATAAATTTAATCAATTATACAAAAAAGATTTGCTTAATTGGTTATTAGGAACTACTTACCCTTCCGATAGATATTCTGCGGAGCAAGTTAATCAAATAATTAATTTAGTAAAAAATTATAAAAGAAGTTAAAATGAAAAATAAAGGCTTATCATTATTGTTGTTATTATTAGGTGGTGCTGCGGTTTATTATTATTATAAAAATAATAAGACAAAAAAATTAAGAGGGTCAGTTATTGTAGATCCCTTAGATAAAGGAGAATTTGTGCCAGACGTTGCTCAAAACACTTTAACAACCGAACAAATAGTTACACAATTAAATAGTGAGATGCTACCTAATACAAGTATTTTATCGCAAATACAACAAATGAACCCGGTAGATACAATAACTTACCAAACTTATTATGCAAAGATAGGCGGTCAAAAAATGGGCGTTCCTTATTCAATTTAACTTCATTCCTTACACCTTTAAAAATATAACAATGGATAATTTTGAAATAAAAGCCGGTTTAATAAAGTATGATGTAAATATGATTACATACGATACAAACGGATATATCACAACCGATTGCAATAGTATATTGTTTGTTAATTATGGAACAAATGCCGTCCAAATTGATAGCATTGTATTACAACAAAATCAAAGTTTTCAAATTGAAGGTAATGCCGGAGAATTTTTGACAACAAGATTATTAGCAACATTTATTAACACTGGCGGTTCAAATAATTTAGTTTCAGTAAAGAAAAATTATATTTCAAATGCCTAATATTAATTTATCTATATTAAATCAAAAGGCAACCCCGTCTTTTTATGCCGATATTTTGGCAAATAGACCGGCGCCGTCTTTTGTTGGAAGGGTTTTTATTTCAACCGATACATTAGATTTATATCGTGATACCGGAACGGCGTGGCTTTTATTAAGTCCAAGTTCTACCGGTACAATTACGGGATCAGGAGCTGCCGGTCAAGTAACATATTTTAGTGGTGCATCAAGTATAACCGGAAGTAACAATTTATTTTGGGATAGTGTAAACGGACATTTGGGAATTGGTACAAATACACCGGGAACGGCGTTAGATATACACCATAACCAAAGTACAATTTTACAATTAAATCAAACAACTGCTACAAATGATACACGGATAGCGTTTCAAAATAGCGGTACGGCTTTATGGCGTATTGGTAATTTTTATAATGCCGGTGCAAATGATTGGGGTATTTTTGATGTAATTGGTTCAGCTCAACAATTTAGTATTAAAAAAACAACAGGTCAAACATTTATAGGAGCGCAAACAACTACAAGTGGTAGATTAGTTGTAAATGATGCAACGGGCGATAATCATATTGTTGTAATTGGCGCAACCGCACCAAGTTTAAGAATTAATAATTCCGGTACGGGTGCGACAAGACAAATCGGAATAGGACTTGCAACAACTACAAACAATTTTATACAAGGTACTACCGGCGGCGAATTATGTATTTTTAATGCATCAACAACTTCAAGTCCTATTTTATTAGGTATATGGAATGGAACAAATAACCAAGAAGGTGCAAGATTAAGCACTTCTTATAATTGGTTAATTGGTAGTGTGGTTGATAGTGGGGAGCGTTTACAAGTTACCGGTACTGCAAAAATTACAAGCACATTAACCGCAAATAGTTTAGTAAAATCGGGTGGAACGTCTGCGCAAATTTTAGCAGCAAACGGAAGTGTAATAACTGCCGGAACGGGAATAACAATAAGTTCAGGAACAATAAGCGCTTCAAGTGGAGTGGCTGCCGGAACAAACATTGGTTTAATTCCAAGTGGTTCTTATGCCGGTTCTGTATTATTTTATTTAAACAATACATATTATTGGAATGGTTATTTTAATTCTCCGGGTATTATTGTTCCTATAAAAATATTAAACCAAGCTAATTATAACGCATCTTATTTAGCCCCAATTACTACACCATTAAATTTTGGTAATTATTCTGGCGTTTTGAATTCAGGGGGAAATTTTG